GACAACCACAAATAAAATAGCATAGAATTACCATCATGTTTACGATTCAAGACTTAAACAACAATGTACTGTCTGGAGAACCTATAGAGCCATCATTTTACCACTGCCAATCCCAGATTAACATTCCAGTGGATGTTCATTTAGAAGGCAACACTGTCACAATCACTAGCCAGAACATCCCTGATGTCAATGATAATCTTATAATGAGGGTGCAGTATGATGTCGGGACAGATGAGTTGAACAACATCAGACATGAAATGGTTGCCAGCATGTGCACAGAGAGTTCTGACACACCTCTATCCGAAATTGACCCTCATTTCTCAGAAGAGGAAAGGATGCCTTACCATAAGATGACTCCAGATTTTTGGTGCCCAGATCAAAGGAGAATAGGTGAATTAAAAACTAATGCAGGGGGAAATGAGTCTTCAATGGTTAAAGATTACAGAGAGAAACATCTTAAGTACAGTCCCTATCTGAAAGAAGTGGACATAGAACAATATTTCATAATAATAGTGTCTACCAGCTCTGTGTACACTAATTATCCTATCACCCAAGGAAATGTTGATGTGCTGTGTGCTAGATGTAGAATGGGTATCCTAGTGGAGGCCATGATTGTTGAAAAAGTCGGAAGAGACATCTTTGTGGACAGACAGGACAATGAGAGAGCCAGACACGCTGAATCCATCTTTTCTTGCCTCCGATTGGATGGAATCAATTCAACTCCTGATTTCAACTTTGAAGATATTCTGGAGATTGGGGATTGTAATATGTCAGACAGGGACACACAGAGGGCAATCAAAATCCTTTCTAAAGAGTTCGATAACACTAGAAGAGTCATGCTGACACCCTCTAGAGTCATAGAGGAGTACGTCTCAGGACTGAGAAACAATAATATAGGATGTCATGACAAGGAGTACATGAAGAGAGTATGCAACTTCCCTCTTGTAATAGGCTTTAGAAACAATGGTGAAGAGTATCATCAACTTGAGTTGGGAAATGTATCCATGTCAAATGCACCTGATTCTTTAAAGATTATCTGGGAGTCATGTTTTAAACAGGGAGCTCATGTTCCTCTTGAGCCAGAGAGTGTTGACAAGATCGCTGAGGGAGAGACACCTCTGGAGCACAACAAACATAGAAATAAGCGATGGCATAGATTCAAAGTTTCTTTGTCTGATGTTGATCGTGAAGAGGTCTCCATGTCAGGGATATATGCAAAGGTTGTCTCTGCAAGCTCTGCTAGACTCCAGAATAAGAAAATTGAGGATCATAAAAGCTTTGACCCTGAAGCTAATACAGAGGACATTGAGAAATTTCTTAACGGGAGTAGCATGACTAGACAATACAAAGAGTATGATTTTGAGAAAACAGATATTGGTGAGATGCTAAGACATGGTAAGAGCATGGCTCATGGAGGTCCTAAGGGCCCAGTCCCTGATTCATTAGACATATTTTCAAAATTCATAGCGAGAAGCGAGATAGTGATGTATTTTGACATGATGTCTTGTTTCTTTTCTGAGATAAGTTATTGCAAGCGTCATTATACAGGAGTGGAAACATTCATGTTCAGATACTTGAAACACTATAGATGTGGTCTGGTGGTGCATAACACTGGTAATCACATATTTGTCTCTTATTGTTTCCAGAAAAATAGCTCAGAGATTCTTGAAACAGGGAGATTAGGGCCTAAACTATATGAAGTGGGTGATTTGATAGTCTCTGATTGGTGCAGTTATGATGATAGCCACCTTGAACATTATATAAAGTCAGGGCCCTATTCTGCTGCGATCATGAGTCACTTCATGGCATCTCATGGAATAGACCCATTCAAAGAGGACCTTAAAGATTTTTTTAACCATGAAGCGAACCATCAATTTTGGCAATCATTGAAGATGACACTGCTAATATACATGAATGGGAAAGTGGATCTAGATGAGACTGTTAGCATGCTCAGGTATTTTCATGTTGGCCTTCTAGATGAGTTTGCTCCAGACCCATTCAAGATGGTATCGAGACTCCCCTCTGTGCTGAGATCAAGACTCACAAGCCTCATTTTCAAGAGGATCAGATCCCTGATGTATTATTATAAAGAGAACAAAATTACTAGGGTGATGCCAAGAACTGTTGGTGAAGGAAGACCTCATGAATACACAAACATCAAGACCATTTTCTGTGATGGATTCGTGCCTATAGAGAGAGTAATAGACAGCTTTTACTACGGATATGTAGTCTCTAAAGAAAAACAGCACAATGTACAGACACACTATGGGATTTGTAAGAAGTTGCTCAAAGAAGAGATTAATTTCTTAAAGTGTAAATCAGAGGGGAAAAAGATAACTGATGAGCTAGATGATCCAGAGCCTCATAGAAGAGATAGATCAATGTTAAAATTCATGATAACACACTTCCATAAAATAAGTGAATCAAAGATTGGAAAAGAATATAAAATGGTAAACAAAAGAAGATATCTGCAGGAGGTTTCTAGATCTTCATTTTCTGAATTGGCTACTTTAAAAGTGAGCAGTAGAGACCATGATGACGGAATCATGAAGGGAGAGTATGATAGTCTGGTAGAAGACAATAAACAGTTCTCTAAGGGCATGAAGAAGTTAAAAGAAGAAAAGCCTGATGAATTCAAGAAGAGACCTAAGATGATTCAAGAGGTGAATAAAATTGTTGAAAAACACAAAGAAAAGCATGGGGTTTATCCTGACACACCAATTGAAGTTCTGGAGGACTGTCTCAAAAGATTGGAAGAAAAGGATGGTTTTGATGGAGATCTGCACCCAAAAAATCAGCATGTCACAGTCAGAGAGATCCACATTTTAGAAGAAGATGCAAGACTGGTTCAATTTTTCATCGAAAAACTCAGCAGAGTTGTTTGTAAGAACTTTGAGTCCGAGTCAATTTCTCATCCAAAGAGAAAGGACAGGTTTGTGCAAGAACACTATAGAAATGCTTTATTATCATTTGAGGAATTTGTAACATTTGGAAAATCTGCAGATGCAAAGACCTGGTGTCAGAATCACTTTGTCTCTTCTTTTGCTTCTATGCTGGTAGGGATTTCAGACAAGGTGTTCCATAATTTCATTCTTAGAGCCTTACGATTATGGACCTTGAAGAAAGTGTCACTGCCCATGGACATGATTTTGTCTTTCATAATAAATAAGAAAACTCCCTCAAATGATGCTATGTTTAAAGAGCTCAAATCAAGGATGGCTAAGGGGGAGAGGCCATTCACAGCAGTAAACTCTAACAAAGTATGGATAGAGAGTGGGATGTTTCAAGGGATTCTTCATCTGACATCATCATGCTATCATGTGATGTGTC